TCAAACTAATAGGAAACTTCTCCCCCAAAAGCCAATTCCCAAACATGCAATCTGATATCGTTGAGGCACTATATAAAGCCTCCGGTCATGAGCTAACACGGGAGAAGTTGATTTTGAGGTTCTACGGGCGTCAAGACGTATCAACCCATGAGCTAGATCGTGCAATTAACAAGCTGGTCCATCACAACCGTGTGATACAATGGACGGGACAAGGTTATAGATTGAGTGACAAGTATATGGATAGCGAAGCATACAAAGTGAGAGTCAATGAAGATCATTCCCGGTGAATACGATATTGTCTCACGCCAGACACTAAACCTCAATCGATTACGTGCGGCCCATAGAACGTCGTGTGACGCATCGATGGCATACCTTCTGGTCGCTGTAATGCATGAGCATGCATTCCCTAACAGTTCAATTCAGCTACCTCGCGTAAGATTGCGTAAGCCTAGAATCGGATTGCAATCAGCTCGAGGTTGGGGCGGTGTCAAAAAAGGTAGAGGCTATATGAGTCTCCCTGAAACACCGATGTCAGATCCCAATAAGCCATACGGCAGATTGCGGGCCGGTCTGGTAATTCACGAATACGCGCACGTCGTAGAATTCCTGAAGTATGGTAGGTCAGATCACGGTGCGCGTTTCACGATGATCCTTGACGAGCTATTGTTCCACACAGAAAAGTTCTGGTCAGTTCAGTCCAGTAAAGCAGCGGAGGCAAAGTGAGTGACGAATTAAACGAGGAATCAACTGTTCACCCGATGAACACCGTAGAAGCAAGCGATAGCCCAATTCAGGAACGTCTGAAAAAGGCATATATAGACAAATACAATTCGCTCAAGGTCAGTGATATGACGCCTGAACAGGTGAAATTTCATATTGCAGATCTTGAAGATGCAATCAAGGTTCTACAAACTCAGGTTCAAGCGACGTTAGACGTATCTGACGAATGGGCTGAGACTGCTACTGCTGAACAGCGCGAAGCTCTGAGAATTGCTGATAAGAAGTATAGGGCCAAAGCGCGGCCCGCGATGAACAGTGACGGAACGATCAAGACAGCTCACGCTCGCGTAGCGAAGCCCGTAGTCGTAGGTGACGCTGGTTCTCAAGCATTCGAGAACCTAGTGAACAAACTGGTCGCGGCAGGTCAGACAAGAGAACAGGCTATAAAGCTCATTCAAGGTATGAAAGGTAAGTAAGATGGAAGTTACAATCGAAGCATACGCAAACTCCTATACAGTGAAAGTCAATGGTAGAGTAGTCGGGTTCTGGACATATCTAGAAGGTGCTATTGAGGGAGCGCGCCTTGAGATCCTGGCTCGATACCCTGAGGACAAGCCGGTATGACTCAAGATGAATTCATGGTCGTATGGACGGCAGGAGTCATGATTACATGGCTTCTGTTCGTTCTACATATGTCAGTAGAGAATCAGAGAAAGCGTAACAGAAAATAGGGCACTTGCCAGAACCTAGAGAGTGTGGTATAATAGAATTATGAAAAGAGAATTCAAGAGAACGTGTCAAGAGTGCGGCTTTAAGCTGATATCAGCGACAGGCCCACTTCCGGGTGACAAGGTCACAAACGCCTACATTTTCAAAAAATGTCCGAAATGCAAGTCAGAGGGATTTGATTACGGGAGTTATCAGATGATCGCTGAGACTCCCGAGGAACAGAAGGAACTGGACGAGGATTTCTAATCATGCAAAGATGGTATAAGCAGGTTCAGCCTGCACGACGGCTCAAGTTCGCGCTCAAGGTCACGCTTATTCAGCTTCTCATCGTCTCGGCTTCATACCTCGCAGGTTCATTTGAGGAGATTCGCACCGATGGCTCAGGCGATTGGTGCGCGCATTTCAACACTTTCATGGTCTGCAATTCGCCTGGTGGCACGGATTACGTCCTTGGCGAATAAGCGAGGTAGACCGATTCACCCTGATGCACCGAACCGTGGTGCAAAGACGATCTATGTCAAGGACTGGTCCCGTTGGGATCAGTTCATTGACCTCGCTAATAAGCGTGGTCAGTCTGTCAGTGAGCTTCTCAGTGAGGCTGTAGATCGTATGCTCGCTGGAGAGAATGCAGCTGAGTATAAGATTACACAAATTCGTCGTATTCTGGATGGTGATCAATGAGCGCGTTTGAGTATAGTGTGGATTGCAGCGTGCATGACAATCTGGGTCATTTACATCTTTTCTCGTAAGGTCAAGAAATGAAAACCGCATATCAAGTGTTCCTCTGTATCGCATATGAGCCAGATCAAGTATTTGGCACATTCGCGACAGAGGAAGAGGCTAATAAGTATTGCGACGAACTGAAGAACGAGCGCAATATGTCACACTATGCAGATATCGAGGTCGGCACGATGCGCGTGTGGGATTCTGTCGATGAAATGAAGGAGCAGAACGCGCGTGACATCGCAGAATGGGAAAGATTGAATTCAAATGACAGAATATGACAAGCTCTTGAGAACGATCGAAAAGACACGTTCTGGATCGAATGACGATAACGTGCGCGCCTGCATGGAGATCCTCAGCAAACTCATGAGAGGAGAAGATGTATATTCTAAAGTGCGAGGCATTCAACGACGAGCCAACGACAAGGTTCAGTAACAAATGCTGTTCAGGTGATTGTCACAGTAAGCAATTATTTATTAACGTGACACCCTATGCAGATGATGCTACATTGGAGAACAGACGAATTGATTGGAGTCTCGGAATCCAAGGTTATGTATGTTGTGGTAGATATGAGTTTGTAAGGTCTTTATCTCGCGAATGGTGGATCAGACGGCTAGCAATCATAGATAACTGGTCTGAGTCTAAAGTGAGTGAGTTTCTCACACAAGGCTCATGGCACAAAACATTCGACGAGCCGAAGACGAAGTCAAGTTCAGCGAACCGAAGTAAAGTTCAGATAAAGAAAACAATTAATAGTTGCCCACAATGTGGGTCTAGATGGAATGAGGTAGCTTGTGACGAATGCGGCTATTCGTAATGCGAGGATTCAAGCAGCATTGTCTGATTTTCATGTGATGAATACAGATCGGCAATGGGCGCGCGTTGTAGTAAATGGACAAAACATAATGCTACAGTATGGTGCGATTCATTCCAATGGGATGGAAGAGATTCCTATCGGTGAGCGTTATTATACCTGGATTGGTGAGCGTGGTGTCGTGACGACACAACGACACATCTGTGGTTAGGTGTTCACGCGGTGAACAGCAACTCAGTGTAATTTTTACACTATCGAGTGTAATTATTACATATTGACATTCTAGCTGATCCATGCTATAATTTGCACTTCAGATCGAGGTAGGTTCACTAATGACGAAAAAGAATGTGACAGTAAGCTTCGGAGGTAAGCAAGTAATAAAGCAAATCAACGAGATTGATACTCTCGACGAAGCGAAGCGCGAGTTTAGTCCCAATGAGCTATTAGCACTTATCAATTATGCATACAGACTCAAACAGCTTCGAAACATTCGCAAGGATCTAGAGAGGCATCCAAGAAATGAACAGAGATAGAGACTCACAATACAAAATTCTGACCGATAACGAATATCGGATCGACACACGAGGAACACGATTTATTCTGATCAAGGGTGTTTCGGGTCAGAGTTTTGATACATTCGATGAGGCGCTCAACGCTGCTCTCGTCGAAATCGATCCAAAGTTAGTTCGTTACATCACAGGAGCCTAGACTGTGCAGTAGGCCATCGCAAGCGATGGTCTTCTAGACAGCCTGAGACTTGGCCTGCTGATCACAGGCAAAGGGGAACTGGATAAGGGATCGAGCTAAGTCGCTATGACGTCTCTTGTTACGGTTGGTTACAAATCCCCATGACTGACAATGCCTTTACAGTCACTATTCTACATGGTGCGCGCGTCGCACCTTAAAGATGACGCGGAGAGGACAATTCAAGAGTATGAGTACAGGTATCGCGGTCCATAAGGGCCAATCACAGTTGAGATACAAGTGTATCCATTGTGGCAAGGCTGTGTCGGAAGTTAAGAGAAATCGGCTCGGCAAGTATTGGTCGCTGACGTTGGATTGTGGTCACAACCAAATGGTTGAGGCGCTATCCGAGACCAAGGTCGAGGCTATCGTCAAGAAGTGGGAAGAATTCCAGTCAGTTGACGGTCGCAAGCTATATGAGTTTCAGAAGTCGGGCGCGTCTTTCGCTATTGAGTCGAACGGTCGATGTCTCATAGCTGATGAGATGGGCCTGGGTAAGACAGTTCAAGCACTTGCATTCCTTTGGTATATGGGCCTTAAGGCTCTACCTGCTCTGGTCGTTACTAAGAGCACGCTCAAGTATCAGTGGTCTCACGAATCATATAGATTTCTTGGTGAGGGTGTTCTCAATCAGATCATCGAGAACAAGAATCAGAAGCCTCTGACTGAACATGGCTTCAAGATCGTCATTATCTCATTCGATATGCTCAGACGTTGTGCATGGGCTGATGATGAAGAGTTCATGAAGGATCGTTTCAAAACGGTCATCATCGACGAAACTCAGAACATTAAGAATCCCTCCGCGACGCGCACCGCAATGGTTCGCAAACTGGCGCGCTTCTCGCCATATGTTATTGGACTGAGCGGCACGCCAATCAAGAACAATGCTCTAGAATATTTCACGATTCTAAACATTCTCAAACCTGAGAGATTTCCAAGCTTGCGAGGATTCGAGTCCAATTATATCAACACCTATTCAAATGGTGGATATAAGAAGTCAGGTGGTCTGCAAGACCCCGAATACTTCGCTGAGAAGACGAACGATTTCATCATCCGTAGAACGCAGGACGAAGTTATGCCAGATCTACCGAAGCTCAATCGAACATACAGATATGCAGAGCTTGGCCCTGACGTCGAAGAGCGTTATGCAAAGCTGATGGAGAAATTTGAACAGGCATATAATGCTGAAGCCGGAATGAAGATGTTCGGGACGGGTGGTATTCTCGAATACATGACCCACATGAAGCACCTGACAGGCTTAGCTAAGGTCGAACCTGTTGTAGACTTTGTGACTGACTTCCTTACTGATACGGATCGAAAGATCACGATCTTTGTTCATCACAAGGATGTTCATGGCAAGATTGAGGCATTGCTTTGCACACTTTGTCAGGCACTCAATCTCGATATGCCAATTAGCCTATCTTCAGATCTGACTCCTGAACAGCGCCATGAGGTTGTGACACAATTCAAAGACAACCCTAAAGCTAGGGTCATGATAGCCTCGACGCTCGCAAGTGGTGAGGGATTGAACCTTCAGTTCTGTTCAGATTGTATCATGGCAGAGCAGCAGTGGAATCCTGCTAACGAAGAGCAGGCTGAGGCTAGATTCAAGCGTATAGGTAGTGAAGCTTCAATCATCAACGCTACTTATCAGATTGCACTTGGAACTATTGACGAATTCCTTGCAGACCTGAAGGCCAGCAAGCGTCACATCATTGAGGAAGCTCTGACAGGGGTCAAGAATACTGCTCCCTATGTTGAACAGGAAATGATGAAAGAGCTTGCTGATATTATCATGATGAGGGGATTGAAAAGGTGGAAGCTATGAGACCACTAGGCTTATTGATGGTATGGCATATCGACAAAGATACTGAAAGCTATACCATCAGAAAGACAGGACTGTTCGGGTATTACCAGAATGGTGTTGACTATCTCAATGAATATGTTCGGATTAATGGTTGGCAGTGGGCCGAGTCTGCATCCTCACAGGTTATAGCCTATGAGAAGGGTGAGTATCGTATCGAGTTATCCCTAGTCGAAGCGACTGGGGTAGATCTTTCTAAAGAGTTATATCTGGAGAATCTTAATGTCGAAGAAACAAAAACCTAGAAGTATATTGTTGCCAAGATCAGTGCGGCGCCTGTTTCCTAACGTCAAGTTTGCTGTTGATGCAGATTCAGCAATCGAAGTCTCCGTCAGTGCAAGGGATTGTAAGGATGCAGAGAAAATGAATCCCTCAGAATGTGCTCTGGCGCGCGCGGCTAAAAGGGAACTGAAAGCAGATGGAGTTATCATTGGTCTTGGTGCATCCTATGTGATTAGGGGTGATGTAGCAACTCGATATCATACACCGGAGTCAGTTCAGCGAGAGATCATATCCTTCGATAGAAGTCATGACTTCGCTCCGGGAGATTATCATCTTCCACCTAAGTCTCCGGCAGTGCGCTTCGGTATGGATAAGAGGAACAGAGCTTCAACTAAATCCAAAAAGGGTGATCCTAAGACAGCAAAGAGAAAGATTCACCACTCGGCGCGTGTGAGGACACTCCCTACCGGGGCTGGAGAATGAAATGAAAGACCATGAACTACCGCCGAGTCAATGTCCTCGTTGCTTCGCCCATCTTGACAGGGCAGGTGAGATAGACGATAAGGCTAAACGTCCTGGTCCAGATGACCTCACAATCTGTTTACATTGTGGCGGTATCCTCATGTTCGACGCTGATATGAAATTGATCTTCGCACCAGATGAGAAGATAACACTAGAGGCATATGCACTCTCACTTCTCTACTACAAACCTATCATTCGCGTCTGGGTTAATGAAGATGGAAAGATACATTAATGGGTAGAAAAGTAATAGCGGCAGATAGTCAAATACTCAATACAGTAATGGCATGTGGAAGAAAGACTAACTTAGAGTTTAAGCTCAATCTCCGACCTCATGTAAAGGCTGAAGCGTTAGAGAAGGGTGATTTGATGCATCGTATGCTTCATCCTTATTACTACGGTCGTATCAAGCAGCCTAAAGAACATCATTTGACAGTTAAGGATGATGTTGGCAACTCAGTCGCACATCCGTATGCTCAATTCATAGGGATGGACCATAAAGAGTTGGTCGATACTTGCACTGAGATCGGGCGCGTCGCGTCCTTCGACATGGACCTTGAGCCGGAGTACAGAAATGAATGCCTCAAGCAATTCAGAGAGTATGCCTTCCACTTCGCAGGAGATGGATGGTTTGCTTTGGAGGTTGAGCAGAGTTTTACGCGCACCCTCTATGAAGATGACGACCTCCGCATTGACTATGAAGGGATCGTGGACTTGGTGGCCGATGGTCCGATGGGTGTCATCGCAGTTGACCATAAGACAGCCTCACGACGCGAAGTACCATCTGACCTTTCTAATCAATTCATGGGTTATTGCTGGGCATTGGACATTCCTCGTCTCATTATCAATCGTATCGGATTTCAAAAGACCCTCGCTCCGAACGAAAGATTTCAACGAATAGTTCTCTCATATCCCCAAGGACGCATCGATGAGTGGCAATATTGGGCTACCTATTGGCTCAAGGTCTACGCATTCTATCTTGAGAATGATGTATGGCCTCCTAACTTCACGTCGTGTGATAAATACTCAGGTTGCATCTTTCAGCGTATCTGCACTCGTGTTCCTGAAGCAAGAGAATTTGAGATGCAGACAAAGTATAGAGTGGTTGAGCCTTGGTCACCTCACACACGTGACACCTCTAAGCTGTTAGGTTAATCATGCCAAGTATTAAACACATTCACAAATACTTCCGTCGAAAGATGGGAAAAGGATATATCGTCTACGCCTGTGCGCTTCCTGACTGCACACATTATATCCGTGAGGATATGGTTGTAGGCAAAAAGACTGTGTGCTGGGTGTGCGGCAAATATACAATCGTGTATCGAGATTCAAATGGTATTCTCGCTCGGCCGCACTGTAAGACCTGCACAAAGAAAAAGAAAGAAGATAAAGAGTCAAGCATCTTCGATCTTCCACCACTTGACATTCCTAACATTTTACCAGGATAGATCATGACTGACCAAGAGATCATTGAGTCGATGCTAACATACGGTGGGAGTTTTGTCAGAGCACTTGCCGAGTGTTGGCGTAAAGCTGACAGCAACAATCAGAAAAGGCTGAAGAAAACTTTTGCAGACGTGTGGCAGAATTACGAGGACCTGGCGCGCGTAAGAGATGGGATAGGACCTAATGCCTCAAGATCTCGATAGCATAACGATGGGTGATAAGCTCACATGTCTGTTCAAGGGTGATCCAGGAACAGGCAAGACGATTGCGGCTGCGAGCTTCTCAGGAGGTGAAGATGACATATACATCTTTGACCTAGACCAGAGGATGCGCCCCCTGTTGTTGCACTACGGACATCCGGAACTGAAGAAATACAAAGATCACATCAAGTTCGACACCTACTCTGGAGCGACAGCGTGGGCGGATCTCTGCACAAAGCTGGACAGTCTTATCTCTTACAATCCCTACGCAGCATTGTGTATGGATTCACTTACAGCCTTGTCGCGTATGCTCATCTCGTTGATGCTTACCGCAAGAGGAGAAGCAGGGAAGCAAAAGCTCAAGAAAGGCGGCGTCGCGCTGACGCAAATCGAAGATTACTCAGGCGAAGCAAACGGCATCAATCAAATCATCGACGCCCTCCGAGTTATTAGTGACAATGGTAAGAAGTGTCACTACATTATGACGGCACACGTTATTCAAACCTCCGAGAAAACTCGTGAAGGTAAAGTTTCGCTATCGCGATTCTTAGTCAACAGTGGTGCAAAGAAAACTGTCGCAGAACTGCCTGCATACTTCGATGAGGCTTGGCACTTCGATGTCGGCCTAGGCCAGACAGGTAAAGCTCAGTACAGAGTGCTAACGCATAACATCGGAACAGACTGGGCGAAGACTGCTCTACCACTCCCTGATGAAATTGACTTTACTGCCTACCCTAAGGATGAGGACTTCAATAAGAAGCATGGGTTGTTGTATCCCATGATCCAGCAACATGTCAAGTCTCATACCGAGGGCGACTCATGGGCGTAAGAGTTCTACCTAACGATAAAGATAGCTTGGCCGCGCTCTACTGTAGCACTACTGAGATAGCGTTCGGTCCTATCTTTCACGACAGCGAGCATTACAGTGCAGAGATGCGCGCCGAGAGTTTTCTTAGATATCTCGGAACTCAAGATGCTCGAAAGTTTTCTGAAGCTGCTCTACTCGATAGACATCGTAACTGGTTGGCGCAAGAGAAAGAGCAGTGGAAGAAAGAAGAGGAGGAAGATCCTGATATGGCCTAGCATTAACCATCGTCCTGACCTGACTACCTGACAACCTGACCTGAAAGAGAGACAACAAATGAAGATGCGCTTTACTGCCGAAGATCTGAGCCGTGGTACCATCGCTGACCCCAACTGGTATCCAGCAGTCGTCAAGTCGCTGGAGATCAAGCCCTCCAAAGGAGATCAGTCCACCAACTGGAATTACAAGTTGGAGATCCTTGCTGGCAAGAACAAGGATGGGAAAGATCTCGCGGGCACAAAGGTGTTCCGTCTGTTCAACGAGAAGGCGATGGGCTTCGCAATCCCCTTCTTCACGGCCATCGGCATCAACATCCAGGACGGCACCGAGGTCGATCCGAACGTCGCGATCGGCAAGAAGCTGCTGATCTACATCAAGAACCGCGAGTACGAGGGCAAGCTTCAGAACGAGGTCGCTGACTTTCGCCCCATCGGATAGCTTCGATCCGCTACGCAGGACATATAAGACCGCCTGCGTAGCGGAATTCATTCTCTTTTTACGACGGGAGTTCAACATGACAGATGAGAAGAAATCGACAGACGAAGAACTGAAAGAGATCGAGAAGGTCGTCGAAGAGGAAGAAGCTCTCGAAGACGACGAGCAAGACGAGGACGACGACTTCGATGCTGACGACGATGACGAAGAAGAAGATGAGTCTGATGAAGAATCAGACGTCGTAGAGTAGTTTATGGGGGGCTTCGGCCCCCTATATTTTGGAGGTTGGATGAAACTAGCTATAGATAGTATCATCGTTAAAGAAGGACCTGTTAATGAGGAAGAGGTTCAGAATCTTGCTGAGTCTTTTAAGGAACAAGGTCAATTACACCCACTAGCTGTCCATAGCGTAGCAGGCAGTTACGTCCTTATAACAGGACGCAAGCGTCTATCAGCCGCATTGATCTGTGGTTGGAAAGAAGTTGAGTGTGCTGTCCATGAAGGACTAAGTGATCAACAGATCGAGGAGATTGCGCTCCACGAGAATTTGAAACGATACAACTTGCCTTGGTATGAGCAGGTGACGATGGTCGAGAGACTTCACCTTCTCAAACAACAGATTCATGGCAAGCCCCCTGAGCAGGGCGGAGGACATGACAAGGTAGGTTGGTCAGTCAGAGATACGGCAGCCGCGTTGAGCCAGGCTCTGGGTAAGACCTCTCAAGACCTGCAACTCGCGCGCCACGTAAGGCTCGACCCATCCTTGTCTAAGGTCAAGGACAAGCGCACCGCACTTCGTCTAGTTCGTATTGCTGTAAAGCGAATAGATGATGAAGAGCAAGCTGGTGCGGCTGATTATGGCATAAAGATGAACCAGCTTTTTTGCGGCGACTCTGCCGTCGTATTAAAGCACATCCCAGATAATACCTTCCATGCCTGTATCACAGATCCACCTTGGCTCAGATTCTTTGATTCAACTCTGCGACTCGACGAAAGGACATTGCCCGTTTTTCGGGAGTTGTATCGGGTCATGCGTTACGATAGCTTCATCTACATATTCGCCGGATTTGACGACTATCATTACTACTCTGGGAGGACAGAGCCAGATAGTATATTGCCGTCAGAAACCAAACGAATTCCTGGAGAACTTGAAAAAATCGGGTTCCGTGTGGCCAAGACTCCTCTCTTTTGGAGAAAGCTCAAATCTTTGTCCCGTCGGGGCGTTACTGCGTGGGAGCACGGACGTGATTTCGAGATCATTGTTTTGGCTGTTAAGGGCAATCCAGTCCTAGCAGGTGGAACTCAGGATACCTCTTTCTTTGACTTCGACGCCGTCCCGCCAGTCAAGCTCATCCATGCTAACGAGAAACCTATCGACCTAATGAAGAAGCTGCTCGAAGAATGCACTCATGAGGGTAATGCAGTCATCGACCCATTCGCAGGTTCATTCGTTGTGCCTGATGCTTGCAAGCAGATGAAGAGGTATTGGATTGGTATAGATAGGGATCAGGAGTCATATTCTAGAGGATGTAAGAGACTAGGAATTGAGGAACAGTAGTGTGGTGGTTAGCAGATGGTAGGATCTGGAGAAGATTCATGAGTGAGCCTGATGTAAATTGGTATGTAGATCGCATAAAGGTAATGCTTGGTGAAATTGACAAGCTAGTCTTTGAATCCAGCGCAACCAACTCAATAAAGGAAATCATTTCTAGTAACACTGACGAAATCGAAATCACCCTCTATAAAATCATTCGGAAACTTGGAGGAGCACCACTGAAATGAGACTCTTAAGTGACAGAATACAAGAGTTCATTGATTGGTTAGAGGAGATGACAGATTTTGGTGAGTGGGATGCTAATATCAAGACCGAAGTTCACAAAAAACTAATCACATTCATGATCAGTGATGAGGTCAAACCAAAACAGCACGAGTGGGAGTTTTACGCAAACGGATCATTCTGTAAACGCTGTGGCGCATCGATTGGAAGTGGAGTAAAGTGTCGATGAGAGCTGACGTATTTGTTTATATCTCTGGTCCCATCACTGCAAAGCATGGGTATCTAGTCGAGGAGAATGTCGCAGTAGGACTGAAGATGTTTCTTGATTTGACTGCACTCGGAATACCTGCTTATTGTCCTCAGATGATAGCAGGTTTTCCTTCTGCATTCAATATAGCTTGGGAACAATGGATGGACTTGGATTATATTATGATTTCTAAATCCACACACGTGCTCATGTTGCCTAGATGGAGAGATAGTAGGGGTGCAATGGAGGAGAGAATTTTTGCCGACACTCAGAACATCCGCGTATGCGAGTCTCTCCCAGAGTTATTGGATGCAATCAATGAGGCATAGAACAATGTATGGATCGAAGACCTTCTATGATCTTCTCAAAGAAGCCGGACAACTGCACTCTTTGAAGTCACATGACTATGCGTCTGACAAAGATCCTTATGCAAACTATAAGTTTGCTGGTCAGATGTCCAAGTTGTTCGATGATCCTGATGATTCTGGTTTTGTTGGTCGTATTGCAGAGAAGCTGTACAGGCTGGCCAATCTAGAGAACAACAGGAAAGAACCAAAGAACGAAAGTGTTGAGGATACTGAGCGCGACCTCTGTGTGCTCATGATCCTCTGGATGAGCATGAGGAAAGACAGAAGGAAAACTGAAGTAGCTGAGCAGGGAATTAACGAGAATGTCCCAATCTCCTAGATACGTTCCAGGTATAGGCCCATTCGGAGCTAAGCTAGCTATCGTTGGTGAAGCTCCAGGTGCGGCCGAAGATATATCAGGACGTCCCTTCGAAGGACCTGCTGGAGATCTTCTCAATGCTTTTCTACGTGAGGCAGGGATCAATAGAGCAGATTGCTACATCACCAATGTCGTGAAGTTCAGGCCACCTGAGAACGACATGAAGCGTCTGAATGAGATTGGTGTATCATTAGCTCAGTCTACACAAGAACTATTTGATGAGCTTCATGCACTAAATCCCAACTGCGTCCTTGCCCTCGGTAATACAGCACTCCAGGCACTAACCAACAAGACAGGTATCAAGGTATATCGAGGCTCGGTATTAAGAAGCAGTGACTTCAATCTCAAGGTAGTCTCGACCTATCACCCTGCACACTTGCTGAGGCAAGCAGGTGGTGAGGTTGCAGACTATGCAGCACGAGCCTATGTAAGTCTAGACTTTGCTAAGGCTGCTCGCGAAGCTCTGACACCTGAGTATCATGTTCCTGATAGGTTGCTCACGGTGTGCCGCAACAGTCTCGATCTGTTTAGGTTCAAGCGTCAGTACTCAGGGAAGCAGAAGGTTGCGGTAGACATCGAATCATACAAGTGCATTCCAGTCTGTGTCTCGTTTGCTTTCAGTCGCTATCATGCTATCAGTGTACCTCTAGTCAACATGACTGGCTCGCAAAGCGAGACATGGATTCCTTATCATGAACTTGTTCAGATGTGGAAATTCGTATCAGATATTCTTGATGACCCGCGCTACGAGCTTATCGGACAGAACTTTAAGTTCGACGATGCGAAGCTACGTTCGCCATGTAGTTTTAGACCAGCGAACTTGTATGCTGATACAATGCTCATGGCGCATACCCTTTACCCGGAGTTTCCTCTGGGTCTTGCTTTTCTGGCTAGCATTTGGACGGATGAACCCTACTACAAAACAGAAGGGAAAGAATTCAACCCAAAGAGGGATACTTATGATAGGCTCTACCTCTATAACGCTAAGGATGCGGCGATTACTTTTGAGGTATTCGAAGAGCAAGACAAAGAGCTAGCTGAGATGGGTCTTTCTGATTTCTACTACAACTATGTCAACAGATTGCACAATGCATATCGTGACATGGAACAGGTAGGATTGCTACTTGATGTTAATCGAAACAAAGAACTGAAAAAGAAATATAGAGCAGAGTTAGCTGAGGGTCAGGCAAGGCTCAATGAGTCAGTTGGGAGGCCAATTAATGTCGCATCGCCTAAGCAAGTTAACGAATTACTATATCGTGACATGGGTTTACCCCTCCGCAAGGATACCTCGGAGGATACTCTCGTTGCACTCCAGAATAACGTCTGCAAAGTCGAGAGTGATAAAGCAATCCTCGCTGACATCCTGCTCATACGTCGTATCAGAAAGACGCTTGGAACATATCTTGAAGCAAGAGCTGACTACGACGGACGAATGCGGACTAGTTATAGAATTGTTGGGACAGAGACGGGCCGCACCTCGACTACCCTCCTCAAAGCACCTGTAAGGCCGCACAAGATTGGCTTGGCATTTCAAACAATGACCAAGCATGGTGAAACTGGATCAGATTTGCGTAGTCAATTCGTTGCAGACGATGGCTACGTGTTTGTAGAGATTGACTCGTCTCAAGCTGAGGCTAGAGTCGTAGCTCTACTTGCTAACGATTTAGAATTGCTGTCGCTCTTTGATACTACTGATGTTCACAAGCTAACTAGTAGTTGGATATTCAACTGCGCTCCGGAGAAGGTTACGTATGAGCTTAGATTCGTTGGGAAGACAACGAGGCACGCAGGAAACTACGGCATGGGAAAAGCAAGGCTCATGCAAATCATTAATACTGATGCAAAGAAATTCCGCATCAACATCCAGGTCAGTGAGTGGAAAGCTGGACAGATTCTGGACGCATTCCATAACTTTTCGCCAAAGATACGTCAAGTTTTCCACACTGAAGTTGTACAAGCCTTACGCGACAATGATAGGATTCTCATTAACCCTTTCGGCAGACGTAGGCAATTCTTCGGTCGCTTCGATCACGAGTTGGAGAAAGAGTCATTTGCTCAAATTCCTCAGTCGACAATTACTGATAACACGAAGCGCGCGCTCCTCGATATCAGGGACAGAACTGCTGATGACGTTCGAATCTGGGGGTCGTTTGCTAGCACTACAGGAATATGTGTTGAGGCACACGATGCGCTTGTCGCACTAGTTCGTGAGACAGAGATAGATCAATACTTGAGCTACGCTGTTCCAGCATTCGAGTTACCTATAGATTTCTCGCAATGCACCTTGCCTCGTGGTACAATCAGTATTCCGTGTGAGGTAAAAGTTGGAAAGAATTACAAAGATTTAAAGGACTACGTTCATACCTCACACCAGAGTCTTTGACCTTGGGGACGGTATGGGAAGGGGTAAAGGTGAGTTGGCTCGACGATATAATGCAAACCTCAGCAGAGGTCGAGAGCCCTAAGCAATGGATTTGGTGGTCAGCGATAAGTGCTATTGCAGCAGTGAGTGGTAGTAATGTCTTTCTAGACAAACACTATTACAAGCTATCACCCAATCTATTTGTCATGCTTCTCGGTAAGAGTGGTCTAGGTAAAGGATGGCCCATATGGTTAGCTAAAGAACTCGTGACTGTAGTAGATACTACCCGAGTTATCTCAGGTCGTAACTCCATACAGGCTGTAGTGAAAGAGCTAGGGACAATCACAACACGTAACGGCAAGCCAGCAATACCTGACTCAAGAGGCTTTCTAGTTTCAGGTGAGTTTGTCAACTTCGTGATTCAAGACCCGCACTCGTTGAGTATCCTTACTGAGCTATACGACACCCATTACAGTAAGGAATGGAAGAACACTCTGAAAGGTGCGGGCGTTGATACACTGAAGAATGTGTGTCTGACCATGTTGGGTGCATCCTCTCCGCCTCACTTCCGGGAGGTTGTACATTCCAAGGATATCGAGGGGGGTTTCCTTGGTAGAACTCTGATGGTGTATGAAGAAACTAGGGGTCATATCAATCCCCTAATAGACAAGCCTAAGACTCTATTCGATCCTTTACGTACTGCTGAGTACTTGGTAGAGGTATCGAAGATTCAAGGAGAGTTTAAGTATTCGGAGGGTGCGAAGAAAGTATACTCCGATTGGTATTTCGATCTCAGAGCTAGAGACACTCAGGACAAAACCGGTACAGTGCAGAGAGTCCATAACCATGTAGAGAAGACTGCAATGTGTTTAGCTCTAGCTCGTGACTTGACCTTAGAGATTCAACCTCAAGATATTGATAAGGCGATCGAAGTCTGTACAACTCTTTTGACGCATGTAGACAAAGTCATGCAGGGATCAGGCGGGAAGAGCGAGATTGCTCAAGAGCAGGCGATGGTTCTCAACGTCTTGATCAAAGCCCCTGAGAATGAGCTGACCAGACAGAAAGTTCTTCAAAAGCTTTTCGGGGATGTCGACAGCTTTGTTCTAAACAGAGTTGTTGAGACCCTAATCGAGGCCAAAGCAGTTACATCAAATACTCGCGGAGGTCACATCTACTACAAGCTGACCCCAGGATATCTCAAACAGCTAGATGAGTGGAAGAAAATTAAGGAGAAAAGACAATGAGTGAGGAGTTGAGATTGACTATGGACAAGGCAGAACCGAGTGAGGCTGACAAGGCTCTTGATAAACTGGAGGTAGCTGTTCATCTGCTGAACAGCATCAGGCAGAATCAGAGCGTTGTAGATGGCAGGGGGATTAGCATAGCCATCACGCATATCGAGACAGCTATGCTTTGGATCAAAGACGCAGTATTGGAAGATGGAGTTTAAGCGACCAGTAGAAGAAATGGGCTGTCCTGAGTGTAATAGCGCAGCCTATTACCAAGGTACTCAGGACAGCCATTACATCTATGTTTGTCAGAATCTACATCTAACTAGAGTACGAATTCCTAGGGTCGAGGAACCTTCGGAAGACTAGAACTTGCTCGCGGAGGACGGGGGAGGCCAGAAGTAGCAGAGCCTCCTCCGACTTGTGCTGCTATACCTGAACCTACAAATGGTATAGCCTGAGCACCTTGCTTCAACAGAGGATCGAACCTATCAGTACCACCTGGCTTGTCTGTAGCAGCTTTATAAGCTCCGTAAGATAGCTTACCAGCATCAGACAAAACAGGCCCACCTAAGAACTCAGCAAACCCTGTAGTTTTAGTCCCCGCGCTTGCGAGGTCAGCCAAGATACCAAGTGCCCAAGCTTGACCGAGATTAGAGAATATACGATCAAGCCCATCTCCTCTATCTGCTATAGCCTGACCTGCCCCAACACCAGAAACAGTTCCCTTTATTCCTGCCTTGATATCTCCAATACCCTCACCCATTGTGGTATATAGGGCAATAGCTAGTGGAATGTTTCGAGCAGGATTCTCCATGACTGCATCCTTGATGATGCGCGTCTGGGTGAAAGCATACTTCTTGAAGATAAGAGGTATCTCTGCAATAGGATGACCTGACCATAACCTCGGTAGGTCAATACCCTGCGCGCGCCCCTGAGTGATCTCCGACATTCTACCACCTGCGATACCTTGCTGCTCAGGAGTTAGTTCACCCTGTTTCAGCACTTTATCGATAGGTTCTAGAACTAGATTCTGCAAACGCGCTCTTGCTCTTTTGTTTGTCGGATCTTTCTTTAGCTGTGCGAATAGCTGATTAGCTGTAGTCTTACCTGCTACAGCTGAGACAGTTCTGTTCAAGGTCTCTGACTTCTTCATCAGAAACAGCTTCGATAGCGCACCTTCTCCACCTACTTCCCTGAGCAGGTCTTGATTGATCGTCTGGAGCGCGCCTGTTGCTTCAGCCTCACCTACAGCGCCTTTATAATCTGTAATGACTTTCTTCAATGCACCAGCATATGCTCCGAGATTAGCACGTAGTGGAGTAGTCGCCATCTGAGAGAAGTTCGATATAGCATAATGAGATAGGTGTGCGGCACTCACTACCTTCCTCAAACCCCGATTGACAGCAGTCCAGGATGGATTACCTGTGCTTGCTACATCGCGACCTAGATGAGCACTAATGATCTCTCTAATTCTCTTTGGATCATCAGTCCCTTTAATCAGTTTCTCAATAGCACTATTAGGATCTGCAATGTCACGCGCTCCAAACTCGCGCGCCTCTGCGATCCTTTTACCCATATCATTTAGATGCATCAGGTCTACGTCAAGATCCATTCTATATCCTGGCGCATTACCCTGACGTTCATGTGTAGCAGATATAAGGCGCTCACCATGCTGAGCTGCATTCTCTACAGCCCTTGCTGCGTCATCAACAGTCCAGCCTTCCTTCTCTAGGTCGGCAATGAACTTGTCCTTGTTCTTAACAAGGTTCTTCCTGTCATATATGTGAGGCCAATGATTGGCTCTCTCACGAAATGGAATGATCTTTCCCTCAGCAGTCCTCAGGCCCGCACCTGATTCCTTAGCTGCCTTGACAACCTCAGCATCTATTACTGCTCGCTTTTCTAGCGCAGCCTGGACAGCAGGATCGTTAGGAACGATGCCTTTATCTCTTGATTCGACGTAGACCTTTACCTGCCCTGGCGTTAATCCAGCAGTTGCTTCCTTAGCTCGCTTGCCCCACTCACCACCTAGATAATCACCAGCCAATCTGGTTCTAGAGATAAGCTCTGCAAGTGCAGGACCAGTCTTACCTGAGTCCCGGATGACTGAGATATCACCCTTACCTACCTCAGCAGCAGCCTGAGCACCCTTTACACCTTGCACTTTTCGTCTTTGACGCTCAAAGAATCCAACCTTCTGTGCTGCGTCCTGTAATTCTGGAATACCTGACGCTGCTGCTTTACCGACAGGACCTGTATCAGGCGCTTCGCCCATTACCTTATCTGCAACAGGTCGGGCTTTGCCTCTATCGAAGGTTCCAACAGGAGGTCCCATCTTTGGTCTAGGGTCTGACACGAACTCGTTACCAGGGATAACACTATCATCCGGACCAATCCTTCCAGAGACCCTAGGCTTGCCCTCTGGAAAGAATCCAGCCTCAGGTCCGATATCCCAAGGCATTGTAGGTTGCGCGTCAAATCCTAGCTTCTGCCTACCAATGACAGGCTGTAGTATAGGTTGAGTAGCAGGGTCATGCACTCCGTACGGACCAACTTCAGGTCCATACAACTCCGTTGGTGGCGGAGGAGATTCTCTGAATGGTAGACCCTGCTGCTCAAACCCATACTCAAGAGGCATCTGTCGAGGTGCAGGTTTAGCTACAGGTGGTGGAATGTCTGGCAATGCTTCTCGGACTGGTAGGGTTTTCTTTCCACCCTTGCTACCTGCAAGAGCGAGCGCGCCAGCGAACAGACCTGACCCAGCAGCATGACCGTAACGACCTTCACCTACGTCACGAGCCATCTGTGTAACAGGTACACCTAGTCCTGCCTCTGGCAAGGTAGCTAGACTTCTCCCTAGCGCCTTTCCATATTCACCCTTCTGTTCATACCCATAAGCCTCCCTACCACCTTGCATGAAAGGCTCAGTGACACCACCGATAAGCTCCTTCGCAGCACGCGCGCGATCCTCTATACCTGCCTGTGAGAAATCGAGATTGCCTGGTGTTAGCTTACCAACATTACTGACGAAGTGTCCAACTCCCTTAGCACCTTCCTTTATAGCTCCTAAGAATCCTGTATCTGGAGCTTTAGGAGCTTGAGCTGTCGGAAGCTGCATAGATCTATATTCTTCTGGCAGCTCTTCAAGATCAGTGTCAGGATAATTTGGATCAGGTTTTGGTCCAGTCGGGACGTTAGGCGTTATGCTTCGACGCCTTTGCATCCAATCCTTGACATCAGACTGAGTTGGAGGTGTAGGCTTATCCCAGTCCATGTCCAGGATCTCACCATCATAGTCTATCTGAATTCTTCTACCTGGCATGACTCACCTCAGAACTTCAGACCACCACCGGGAGGGAGATCACCAAACTTGATAGGTCTTTGCGTAGGTGTTGTCGGATTGTTTCTCGGCGCGGCACCTACAGGACGACGCGTTCGGAGAATCTCTTGCTTTCTTGCTTCGATTGCAGCTAGGTATTCTCTGGCTGTATCATCTGGTGCATTAGTTCCAAACCAATCACTTGAATGTCGTGGCTGACCTTGTTCATCCAGTGACCAACCTGCAAACTTTGGATTCGTTCTAGCTACCTCTTGAGCAGCCATCGCATTAGCAGTAAAGTTCTCACCAGCGTTGACGAATCCAGCAGAACCTGCATTCATACCAGACTGGTCAGCATTCTGTTGTGAGATATTGAGTTGTCTATCACGAGCTGCATTAGCGATCTCGTCCTGTGCTTGACGCTGACCAAACTCCAGGCCGCGCTGATTCAGATTGCCTTGTGCTACGCCAAGCTGGCCTCGACTAGTCTCTGCACCAAATGCCTGGATGTTTGTGCCACGTTCTCTGTCAGCTTGTGTACGACCTGCAAGAGATGGCCCAAGGCCAATACGGTCAACCGTGCCGTCCTCCATGACCTTAACCATTTCCTCATTGCCATCCGCACCAACTCGATGGGTATAACCCTTAGTTGCCATGTCTCTGATCTGAGCTTCTCGATAAGCTCTAGTTGTGTTAGCCCCGAACTCGTCGATGTCAACCTTACGCCTGTTGAGCGCTTGGTTCTCTGCATCGACTTGTTGTTGCCTGACAGCCTTGACGTAATTGAGCTGGCTTGTAGCGTCGTCCTTCTCGATATCAGCTTGCTCCTTCAGGCCCGCGCCTTTCATCTGCCAGCCCTCTAGAGCATTTCGATACGGGGCATTTGTTACCTTCTCACCTAGAGCCATACCCGACTTTAGGTCATTGAATGAGGCAGCACCCGCAATGAGCGCGCCAGCTAACCGACGTCCCCTGGAGGGAGCATATTGTTCCTGTGTCGGTAGCTTACCAATGTGCTCTCGATATGCAGCAGAGGCTTGACCTCCCTGCATACGTTTGAGTGCCAGTGAGATAGGATCGTTGTCAGCCTCTTCAGATGTAGGTCCGCTGATAGGATTGGGTGCTGTCTGCCCTCGATTGAAATCGATTTTCCGATAAGCGCCCATCAAAGGATCTTCCTGCTGAGGACTGAAGATATTGGCGAACCGACGCATGTTGAAGGCGTTATCTTCTCTGGGCATTAGCCTACTCCATATCCTCTCTTATCCATCCCAGCGCCGCCACCCATGCCGCTGATACCACCACCAATCACATTGGTGAGGCCACCACTAAAGTAGGTGCCTGCCATCCCTGCCGCAGCATTTAGGGCATCACGACCCCAACCCTGATCTCTAGGTAAAGCACCTTGACTTTCGTTCCAGACTCCTCTAGATTTCAATCTGTTTTCGTCGTAAAGTGCAACCTCACCTGGAGTATCGCTTCTCAGACCACGCAAACCACCTGCGCCAGCTAATGCATTATCAGCTAGGAATGATGCTCTCCATCTAGAGTCAGCAGCCGCGTTAGCAGCAGACATAACTCCCCTGTTAGCCGCACCTTCAGCGAGGTCTGCAAGTCCTCTAGTTCCAGCAAGCTCATTACCTGTCTTGAGTCCTTGCCAGCTAGTCTCATTTCCAGCAGCCGCACCTGCTGCATTAGTCTTATTGCCTGCAATGGAGTTTGCCATGCCCGTAGTGGCATCTACGACTCCACCCATACCTGATAACTTGTTTCGAGAGAGAAGTTCTTGAAGACCCTGCTCCGCACTCGACAGACCTGAAGTTCCCCACTGTCGACCTTTATTGACAGCGTCCTTAATTCCTAGTTCAGTGTCTCTCGATGCTTCCGCAACTCCTCGCGATTCATCTCTCGCAAGGCGTGACATGAGAGCGGCTTGACCTGGACCACCACCCCCTTGTACCCTGCCGAGACGATTGCCTTCTTCCCTGACCCTGTCGTAGAATGCGGGTATTCCTGATGTGCCGCGCGACCTGGCGTTGGCGATGTCTTGATCGTTGTAGCCTCCAGTGCGCGAAAATTCGTCAAAGACCCCCATTCCACGGATGCGGTTTCGTCCTTCCTCATCGACGCCGCCACCTTCAGCAAAGTTTTTATACTGACCAATCGAACGATTGACATCAGCAATTTGCTCAGGTGACCAACCACCATTGTCAGCAATACCCCCAAGGATACCCTGGTATTTGTTGAAGTTTGTTGGATCAAGTCCACCACCATTCATGAATTTTTGATAGGAAGCTGTATAATCTCCTGCTGCATCTGGAGTAGGACCTGCTCCACCTCCTCCACCTCCTCCTGGCTGACCAGCAGTAGGATTGAAAGCATAGGCTTGGTCTAAATAACCCTGACCTCCAGTAGCAGCAAAGTCCTGATAAAGTTTGTTAGCTCCAGCATAGGCTTCATTGCTACGATTATAAGCCTCACCAGATCGTTGCTTCTGCTCAGTCTCGAATTGTGATTGATAGTTCTGACTCTGCTGTAGTTGCTTATCGACGTCTTTTTTGTTGCCACCCATTACAGCTCCTTGACCAAAAGTTCCCCTGGTCTGTCTGCCTTGAAGAAACGGAAGTGCTTTTGCATTATAAGTGCGAAGTCTGGATCAGCACAAAAAGCATATAGCTCTTGAATCCCTGCCTGCTCTGTACCTCTAAAGCCCTCAAGTATCAACATCCTAAATGCGTTGACACGAGAACGAAGCGGAGCAGACTTATCGAGAAAGAGCATAGCTTCCGCAAAAAGCTTGACTTGGCCATAACCGATAATCTTTCCCTGGTCCTCGACCACAGCATCTATGATCGACGACCTTCTATTCGGTAGGCCGTAATAGTCTGAGTGATGGTCTTCCCAAATCTTACTGATAGCTGGGACATCGTCCCAAGTAAAGCATCTTAATTTCATATAAAGATGGGGGGTCGAAACCCCCCGTCCCCTTACGCACGATTGAAACGCTTACGAGCCTTACCAGCCAAAGCGAACAGTCCCGTACCAAGAAGCAACATCGAACCAGGCTCAGGAACAGCCGCAAGCTGATCCTTGATAAGAGTCTGTCCTCGGCTAGTCAATTGCCCACCAGCAGTCAGTGACAGATCAAATGACAGCGTCATTCCGAACAACGCCGGATCGAGCACAGCGATGTTATTCACCGTATGTGAGAATGCATCAGTATCTGGTCCTGCCACATCTGCAAAGCTAGACAACAGAATACCGGGTGTATCAGTAGGTGTCTCTGCACCCTGCTGATTGGCAGGATCATTGTGCCATCGCAATGCAATGGTTGATCCTTCAGCGTCTGTCCAAGTTCCACTGCCGCTCAATGAAGCCTCAGCAATAGGTCCAAGGAAGTTGATACTACCAACTGCCACCGTGCCATTTACCGTCGCACCAGTGTTGTTGGTGATCTGCAACGATGAGCTATTTAGCACGTTATGCGTGCCAATAGTCTCGGTATGCAGAGAACCCTGAACATTCAATCCACCAATGGTAGCTGGCGCAAGTGACAGACTTCCAAGAGTGGGATCAATATCCAGAAGTGTCGCACCAAAGGTACAACCGATGTTGTTGTCGGATGCACAGAAATCCGTGCCTCCGATTGTCCCAGCCAACAACAGCGGACCTGCTGATGCGCGAGCTGCGACCAACAAAACGAAAACAAATACTACACAAAGTCTCTTCATCTTGGTTTCCCCCGTCTGTCATTCACCCTTTTCGATGGTAAGAGATTCCCAGGAGTGCGCGTCTCCCTCTTTACCAATCCAGTTGATAGGCGCATCTGCCTTAGTTGGTCCGCCACCCTGAATACCAGCGAGCAGACCTGAGTTGGTGCGGAGCGCAATCTTGTCTCCCAGCTTGACAGCAGCGCAGGCTG